GTCCCTCAAGCTAATCAAGTTCCTAATAGACCAGATCCTAAAGCAGAAGCTTGGGCAGAAAAGAATGAATGGTTCGGATCTGACGAAGCCATGACCTTCGCGGCTTTTGGAATTCACAAGAAGATCGTAGAGGAAGAAGGCTTTGACACAGAGTCTCCTGAGTACTACCATGAGCTAGACAAGAGGATACGGGAAGCTTTTCCGCATAAGTTTAGCGGTGAGGTCGAGACCTCTTCAGATACGCGAAGGCCCCAACAGGCTGTAGCATCTGCCACTCGTTCCAGTAGCACGGGACGCAAAACCCAAGTGAGGTTAACTCCTAGCGAGGTTGCAATCGCTAATAAGTTGGGAGTTCCTCTAAATGAGTACGCGAAACATAAAACGCTAGGAGCAGGATGATGTCCGACAAACAGTTAGATAGAACTCCTCGCGCATCTAAGACCCGTTCGGCTAAACCCAGACGGCAACCTTGGAAACCACCATCCTTATTGGATGCACCTCCTCCGCCAGATGGCTATGTTCACCGCTGGATTCGCGCGGAGGTTCGGGGTTTCGATGATCGCAAGAACTTGTCTGCCCGTGTACGGGAAGGTTGGGAACTTGTGAGGAAAGACGAATACCCGGACTTTGAAGTGCCTACTATTGAAAGCGGAAGCTACGAAGGTGTTTTTGGCGTTGGTGGATTGTTGCTGGCTCGTATTCCAGAGGAGATCGTAGAAGAGCGTCGTCATTATTTTAATCAGATGAATTCTGATGCTATGGCGGCGGTTGATAACGATCTTATGAAGGAAAACCAGCACCATTCGATGTCGCTTCAAAAACCGGAGCGTCAGTCGCGTGTTACATTTGGAGGACCTAAGAACACTTAGGTTTTGTTTAACTTGCTATGTAGAGGAGTGTAGAACATGGCAAATGCTAATGGAGCATTCGGTTTGCGGCCTATCGCTAAAGTGGGCCAAAACTCAAACTCCACTGGTGTTTCGGGCTATACCCAATATGAAATTGCAAGCGGTAACAGCAATGAAATCTTCCAAGGCAGTCCCGTCATTCCCCTCTCTACGGGGTTTATTGACATCGTGGGCGCTGCGGCAGGTGGCACTGTTGGTCTCGTAGGCGCTTTCATGGGTTGCGAGTATGTTTCTAGTACGACAGGAAAGCCTGTCTTTAGTAACCATTGGCCTGGATCCGGTGCGGATAGTAATCACCCTGTTAAAGCATTCGTTGCTGATGATCCCATGCAATTGTTTGCAATTGCTACGGATGCATCTCTCACAAATGAAGCGGGTGCAAGGGCTGCGGTCTTTGCTAACGCAAACTTTGCTAGTGGCACAAGCGGAAGCAGTACCACTGGGATGTCTTCAGCTACGTTGGCGGTAAGCACGATCAACACCACCGCTAACTTGAACCTTCGTATCATGGGTTGGCAAGAAGACCCTGGTAATGAGGATTTTGCAGCGGCAGGTATTCCAATGATTGTGCGGTTGAACAACAGCTTCAATAGCCCGAATGGTGCTATTGCAGGCGGCACTGTTTCAACCACTGGCGTATAGGAGGGTTGATTAATGGCTATTAGTAGAGCACAACTCGTAAAAGAGTTGGAACCCGGCCTAAACGCACTGTTTGGCTTGGAATACGATCAGTATGATCGTGAACATGAGCAAATCTTCACCATGGAAACTTCGGATCGCGCCTTTGAAGAAGAGGTAATGCTTTCCGGGTTTGGCACCGCGCCAACGAAGTCAGAGGGTTCGGCAGTATCGTTTGACGATGCTCAAGAAGTCTATACGGCTCGTTATACCATGGAGACGATTGCTCTGGCATTCTCAATCACCGAGGAAGCTATTGAAGATAACTTGTATGATCGACTTGCCAGTCGATATACGAGGGCTCTTGCCCGTAGCATGAGTCAAACAAAGCAGATTAAGGCTGCATCAGTCCTTAACAATGCGTTTGATAGCACTGTGACGGGTGGTGACGGGGTTGAACTTTGTTCAGCCGTACACCCCTTGGCTAATGGAAACACGTTCCGTAACGAACTTTCCACCGCAGCGGACCTCAATGAGACCAGTCTTGAACAGGCTCTTATTGATATTGCCGGTTTCGTGGATGAGCGCGGATTGAAGGTTGCCGTTCGTGGTACAAAACTGATTGTTCCCAAAGAACTTCAGTTCACCGCAGACAGGCTTCTGGAATCGGCTTATCGCACAGGAACGGCGGACAACGATATCAATGCTATTCGTAGCATGGGTATGCTGCCGGAAGGTTACTTCGTGAACCATTTCCTCACGGACACCGACGCCTTCTTCATTATTACGGATGCTCCGAATGGACTTAAAGGGTTCAACCGGTCAGCTATTCGTACTTCTATGGAGGGTGACTTTGATACCGGAAATGTTCGGTACAAGGCCCGTGAGCGTTACGCTTTCGGGTTTTCGGATCCTCGCGGCATTTTTGGTTCGCCAGGAGCCTAATTCTGGGATGGAGAGGGGGGCAACCCCCTCTCATCTCATCTGGGACTTACTTAGCCCTAGCGACTGGCCCAGCAGACGCTTACGAAGACTCTAGGGCGAAACCTTTCGTAAGGAGGAATGCCAAATGGCAAAAACACATTTTTCAGGACCCGTTCTTTTCTCTTCGGCCCGCGCATCTCTTGAAGGACTGAATATCGCCGCGTGGCCCGATCAAGTTGTCTATATGGATGACTTTACGGGTGTAGCCTTAGATAGCACCAATGATTGGACTGTGGTAAAAGACAGCAGTGCTTCCGCCGCTATCCTTGCCGATACGATTGGTGGTTTTGTGAAATTGTCGTCTCAGGCAACTACCGATAATGACGGTGCATCAATTCAAGGTAATGAGATCTTTGGATTACCTAGCACGGCGGGTGAGAAGCTTTATTTTGAAGCTAGATTCTCCATGTCGGACGCTGACCAAATGGATCTGTTCATTGGTCTCTGCGAAAACTTTGCTACCAACCCAGAGAACTGTCTTGCCGCGTCAAACAGGATCGGCTTTCAAATTGATGATGGCGATGCAACTCCGCATTTGATTTCAGAGTCTGGTGATTCTGAGACGGATACCACTCTTGCGGCGGCTAATGACTTTGCTGATGACACTAATGTCACTGTCAGTTTCGTTGCTACAAAGGGTACGAGCACCGACACGGTTAAGTACTATATAAATCGTTCTCTTGTTGGTACGCACACCACCAACATTCCCACCGCTAACATGGCAGCGGCGGCGATGGAGATTTCCGGTAACGCTACAGGAACCAAGTCGATGTCGATTGACTACATCCTTGTCGCTCAAGATCGCGGTGTTAGCTATTAAGGAGAAGACTTATGGCTAAACGAGCGCGAACGAAATCAGGAAAGTTTGTAGCAGACGATCCCTCAACGCCTGACGTAAATGAGGCGTTTGTTCAGGAGAAGCCAAAGAAAAAAGCTTCTAAAAAGTCTGCTGTGGACCTTCCTCCAGAGGGGAGCGCGGAGCGTAAGCGCCTTGTCCTGATGGGTGTAATCAAGGAGTAGGGTATGGCCGATACTTTTACGGAGAAGGTGATAGAAGACGGGCCGAGAAAACTGGTCAAATCTTTCGCCTACACATATGTAGACACTGGGCAAAGTGCGGTCTTGGCGGTAGACGTATCCGGATTGGCGACTCTCCAAGATGGAACAGCCTGCACGGGTGTTCGTATAAATAAGATATGGTTCAGTACAGTTGGTCTATCTTTAAAGATACTATTCGACGCCAGTACGGATACGTTGGCCGTAGAGCTTCCCACTGATTATCAGGGCGAGTTTGACTTTTCATCATTCGGTGGGTTGGCAAACACTGCATCCAGTCCTACTGGAGATTTGCGGTTTACAACAGTAGGTCACGGTTCCGGTGACACCTATACGGTTGTTCTTGAATGCATAAAGAACTTCTAAGGTTCCGGTATGAGAGGTCTCACTAATGGCTGTTTCTGGATCAAAAAACTTTGAACCTAATGTAGCGGAGTACATAGAAGAAGCCTTTGAAAGGTGCGGTTTAGAATTTCGCACTGGTTACGATGCCAAAACTGCTAGGAGATCTCTCAACCTTCTTTTTGCCGATTGGGCTAATCGCGGCCTAAATAGATGGACTATAAAGCAGGTAAGTCAGACGGTTGCCTCTGGGATAACTGATTATCCTGTAGGGACCATAACAATGTCTGTTTCTGCGAGTGGTAGCTTCTCTGTCGCGGAAACCATAACGGGCGGCACTAGCGGGGCTACCGCTTCAATTATTACTAAGCCTACATCAACTTCTTTAACATTAACCGTTCCGGTAGGCGCGTTTTCGTCCGGTGAAACCATTACGGGTGGCACTAGTGGAGCGTCTACATCAACCACT